AATTACTACAACATATGCAGGTGAATCAGCTAAGAAATATATAGCTGCTGCATTGTTATCAGGAACTACATTAGATAATGGTGGTGTAACTATCATGCCTAATGTAAAACACAAAAGTGTTATTCAAAAAGTGGCTACTTCAGGAATTATCAAAAATTCAACTTGTGATTATGACAATCAAGGAACTGTTGCCATTACTGAGAAAGTACTAACTACAGAGGAATTTCAAGTTAACATCACATTTTGTACTAAGCAATTTGTTGATTCTTGGGAGGCTGCTGAATTAGGAGTATCAAGTTTCACTAATATGCCAAGCACTTTTTCAGATTGGATTATTGCACACTTTGCAGATCAAGTATCAGCTAGTGTAGAATCTTCAATTTGGACAGGAGCTAATGCAAATGCAGGAGAAATAGATGGATTTGAAACATTATGGGCAGCAGATGCTAATATTGTAGATGTTCAAAACACAGCAGCTATTACATCAGCTAATGTTGTTGCAAAAATGGGAGATACTATTGATTTATGTCCAAACACTACATATGGTAAGGAAGATCTTACATTATATGTAGCACCAAATGTTGTTCAATCTTACATTAGAGCTATGGGTGGCCATGCTTTAGGTGTTGGTGCAAATGGATTTGAGAATAAAGGACAAATGTGGTACAATGGTCAAGCATTAACATTTGATGGTATTCCAATCTTCATGTGTGATGGTATGAGTGATTCTACTATGGCACTTGCACAAAAAAGTAACCTATATTTTGGAACTTCAGTACTATCTGACTTAAATGAAGTTAGAGTTATTGATACTTCTGAAACACTAGGAGACAGAAATGCTAGATTTGTAGCTAGATTCACTTATGGAATCCAGTATGGTATTTCTGAGGAAATTGTATTCTATACATAATAGTTAATAACCACAGTATATAGGAGGTGTAAAAGCCTCCTAATACTTTAAAAAAAATAATAATATGAGTTGTAATTTAACATCAGGTAGAATAGTACCATGTAAAAATAAAAGTGGATCTATAAAAACTGTATTCTTTGCAGATTATGGAACACTAGGTGATATAACTGAATCAGCAGGATTAATATCTGCTTTCTCAGGAACACCTGTATTTTATAAATTTGATGTAAGAGGAACTACTAATTTAGATACAGTAGTAACTTCATCAAGAGAAAATGGAACTACTTTCTACACACAGTCATTAACACTACAACTACAATATTATGATAGAGCAACAAGTGAACAAATTAAGTTATTAGCTGTTGGAAGGCCACATATTGTTGTGGTAGATGCAGATGATAATTATTTATTAGTTGGTAGAGTGAATGGTGGTGAATTAACTACAGGTAACTTTACAGTAGGAGCTAATATGGGAGACTTTAATGGCTTTAATTTAACTTTTGAGGCTATAGAAAAGAATCCACCTGACTTTGTAACAGGTTCAGTAGTACTAGCTTTAGATAGCACTACTCAAATAAGTACTTTTCCTACATCATAATAGTTAAGTGTTTTTCTAATTAAAGGAGATCTATATGGTCTCCTTTTTTTTTGTTTAAAAAAAACTTTACACTTTATAAAAAACAATCTAAAAGTCATTATATAAGTATGATATATTTAAGTACAGCTTCATCAGCTCAAACTTTTACATTTATACCAAGATCATTTGTAGTAAATGCAAGATTAGAAGTAAAAGATGAAGAAACATTAGTTGTACAGACAAAGAATGTTCCAATTTCTCAATTAAGTAACTATGCATCTATAAATGTTGCATTATCATTAGAGGAAGGTAAGTTTTATGAAATGAAGATTGTTTCTATTGGTTCAAACTGGGAAACAGTAACACAGACATGGGATCTACTTACTATAAACTGGGAACAAGGAATAACAAGATCAGGAGCAGCTTGGAACTTTGCTACTAACTCTTGGAATGAAACAACAGGAAACTGGGATGATGTTAGAGATCCTAGAGAATTAGTTATATATAAAGACAGAATTTTCTGTACTAATCAAACATTATCACAAGGAGCAAATGAATATTATGATCCATACAAGGATGTATATATTTCTAGCACATCTAGAGACAATACATACAAGGTGTATAATGGGCCAGTAACATAAATAAAATGAGTAGACAACATAGGAGACCAAAATTTGAAGGAGATATAAGGGTTGTAGAGTTAGCAGACTATACATCACCTAAGATTATAGAAGATCCAAGAAAGGATTTTGTAATGTATGGTGAAGATAACAACTATTACCAATACCTTATAGATATATACAATTCTTCACCAACAAACCATGCATGTATTAATGGTATATCAGAGATGATATATGGTAAAGGTTTAGATGCACTAAATAGTTCTGATAAACCTGAGCAATATGCTCAAATGCTTGGACTATTAAAGAAGGATGTAATTAAAAAAGTAATTTATGATTACTATTTAATGGGAGGAGGAGCTTTACAAGTAATATATGGTAAAGGAAAAAAGAAGATAGTACAAGTAGAACATATACCTGTAGAGACATTAAGAGCAGAAAAGACTGGAGAAAGTGGTGAAATAGAGGGCTACTACTATTGTTCTGATTGGGCCTCTTACAAATCATCTGATGAGCTTACAAGAATACCTGCATTTGGTACATCTAAAGAACCTAGAGAGATATTATTTATCAAACCTTATAAAGCAGGTTACTATTATTACAGTCCACCTGCATATACTGGTGGGTTACAATATGCAGAACTAGAAGGTGAAATAAGTAATTTCCATATGTCAAATATTAAAAGAGGACTAGCTCCCAGTATGCTTTTGAATTTCAACAATGGTATTCCAAATGAAGAAGAAAGATCTCTGATAGAGAAAAAGATACAACAAAAGTTTACTGGATCAAGTAATGCAGGAAAATTTATACTTGCATTTAATGATAATTCAGAAACACAAGCTAGTTTAGAGGCAATACAATTATCAGATGCACATAATCAATACCAATTCTTATCAACAGAATCACAAGAGAAGATATTAGTAGCACATAGAATAGTATCACCAATGTTATTAGGTGTAAAAAACAATACTGGTTTAGGTAATAATGCAGATGAGTTAGAGAAAGCATCAATACTTATGGATAATATGGTAATAAGACCTTTCCAAAATCTTATGATTGATGCATTTGATCAGATACTTGCATTTAATAACATAGCATTAAAGCTATACTTTAAGACATTACAGCCTTTAGAGTTTACAGATTTAACTAATGTAACAGATAAAGAGACTAGAGAAGAAGAAACAGGCCAAAAATTAAGCCTTAAAAAAGAACAGAAAGTCTATAGAACAGACAATCATCCTAGTAATTTAGTTGCAGATGATCTTATAGCTCTTGGAGAAGATGAAGATACAGAGGGATGGGATCTAATTAGTGAAGAACAAGTTGATTATGATCTAGATGATAAGCAAAATGAGATGTTAAAACTAGCATCTACTGGTACAGCTAAACCTGATGCTAAGTCAGATCAAGATAAAGGCCTGTTTAAAGTAAGGTATCAATATGCTCCTAACATTGTAAAGGCAAACACAAGAGAGTTTTGCAGAAAAATGTTAGCTGCAAATAAGATATATAGAAAAGAGGACATACTTTCTATGGATAAAAAGGCAGTAAATGCAGGATGGGGGCCTAATGGATCTGATACATATAGTATTTGGTTCTATAAAGGTGGAGGATCATGCCAACATTATTGGATGAGAAAGGTATATTTTAGAAAAAGAAATGCACAAGGTGAGTTTTTACCTAGTGATGGCCTAGATAATGATAAGACAGTAAGTGTAAATGAAGCTAAAAAAGAAGGATTTACACCTGAAAAGAATGATAAGAAGGTAGCTGAAAGGCCAAGAGATATGAAAAATAGAGGGTTTTTAAAACCTAAGAAATTTACAACACCTAGATAGACATGGCAGCAACAGTATTATTTATAAATAGAGATGATTTAGTTAAGAACACTATAATAGATGGGAATGTCCAAGCAGACAGACTTATGCACTTTGTAGAAATAGCACAGACTATACATGTTCAGAACTATCTTGGTACAGACCTATATAATAAAATAGGTACAATGATTGGCAATAACACTATAGCAGGTACAATTTATGAGACATTACTTATAGATCATGTACAGCCAATGGTAATCCATTATGCTATGGTTGATTTTCTACCTTTTGCAGCTTATCAGATTAAGAATGGTGGAATTTTTAAACATGTTTCTGAAAATGCAGAGACTGTAGATAAAAATGAAGTAGATTATTTAGTAGAGAAAGAAAGAACTCTTGCTGAATATTATACAAGAAGGTTTATACAATTTATGGATTTTAATCAAACATCTTTTCCTGAATATACATCAAATACAAATGATGATATATATCCTGATAGAGATGAACCAACATTTCAAGGATGGGTATTATGAAAACATATAAACCTAAGCAAAAAAACATTATAAAGTTAATGAGATATATAAACAATAAAATAAAAATAAGAAAAAATGGCAAATAGTTTAACAGGAATATCTATTGCATCTAGTTATGACAGTCTCTTAAAAGTAGGAGATAATGATGGCCTAACAGCATCATTAAAAGCAATCTCTGATGGTTTAGGAACATCATCAGGTATAAGCCTTAACAATGCAGGAGATCTAACAGCAACAGGTACCATAACAGGTAATAGCTTTGTGGGAGACCTGAGTGGAAATATCTCAGGAAACTCTACAGTATCAGGAACACTAACATTTGGATCACTAAGTGATGGTGTAATAACAATAACAGATATAAAAGATGAGGATAATTTAGCCTCTGATAGTGCAACAGCATTAGCAACTCAACAATCAATTAAAGCATATGTAGATGCACAGGTTACTGCAAGTGATCTAGACTATACTGCTGATACAGGTGGAGTTCAATCAGTAGATTTAGATTCTCAAACATTTACAATATCAGGGACAACAAATGAAATAACAACATCAGCTAGTGGACAAACTTTAACAGTAGGACTAGCTTCAGCAATTAGTGGTTTAACTTCTGTTGCAGCTACAACTTTTACTGGAGCTTTAACAGGAAATTCTAGCACTACAACAGCTCTAGCAACTTCTAGAAATATTGCAGGAGTAGCTTTTGATGGAACTGGAGATATTTCATTAACAACAGCAAATATTACAGAGGGAGCAAACTTGTATTATACACAAGCAAGGTTTGATTCTGCATTATCAGCAAAATCAACAACAGATCTTTCTGAAGGAACAAATTTATACTATACTGATGCAAGAGCAGATGCTAGAATTGCATTAAATACAGGTAGTAATTTAGATTTATCAAGTAAATCAACATCAGATTTAAGTGAAGGTACTAATTTATACTTCACAGATGAGAGAGTAGATGACAGAGTAGGTAGTTTAATAGTAGGTGGAACTGGAATTACAGCAACATATGATGATGCTGCTAATAGCCTTACAATAACTAATAGCTCACCTGACCAAACAGTAGCTGTAGTAGGATCCAATGGGGTTACAAATGGAGGTTCATATCCAAATCTGACTGTAGCAGGGGTAGATGCAACTACAAGTGCAAAAGGGGTTGCTAGTTTCTCATCATCACATTTTAGTGTAAGTAGTGGAGCTGTAAGTATTGCAGCAGATTCTATAGATGATACACTAATAGACTTTGGAACTGGTACAAATCAGGTTAATACTGATGATCTACCTGAAGGTAGTACAAACCAATACTACACATCAGCAAGAGCTAATACAGATTTTGATACTAGACTAGGAACAAAAGATACAGATAATTTATCTGAAGGTTCTTCTAACCTTTACTATACAGATACTAGAGCTAACTCAGCATTTGATACAAGGTTGGGAACAAAAACAACAGACAATTTAACAGAAGGAAGTACTAATAAATACTGGACTGCTGAAAGAACAGATGATCAGGTTAATTCTTTATTGACAGCAGGTAGTGGTATAACACTTACCTATGATGATGCTGCAAACACACTCACAGTAGCCTCAAATGTTAGTGGATTAGCATTAACTGATTTATCTGCAACAGATGCAGGAGGAGATGGTAGCTTTGCTTATAACAACTCAACTGGTGTATTTACTTATACTGGGCCAAGTGCAGCAGAGGTAAAGGCACATATTGATAAAACATATGTAGATAGTTTAGGAATAGCAGCTACAACAGCAGCAGGTTTAACAGGAACACCTAATATTTCAGTAGGCACAATAGGAGCTTCAGGAACAATTACTGGGGATCTGACTGGAGATGTAACTGGTAACCTTACAGGTAATGTTACAGGAAATACAAGTGGTTCATCAGGATCTACTACAGGTAATGCAGCAACAGCTACAGCATTACAAACTGCAAGAACAATTAATGGTGCTTCATTTGATGGAACAGCTAATATTGCTGTTGATACTGATGCAGTTTCAGAAGGTTCAAGTAATCTTTATTACACAGATGCAAGATGGGATACAAGATTAGGTACAAAGACAACTGATAACTTAACTGAGGGTAGTTCTAATAAGTATAATGTAACACATACTGGGGATGTTACTGGAGCTACAGCATTAACTATTGCTAGTGATGCAGTAACTTATGATAAGATGCAAGATTTAGTAACTGCTAACAGAGTACTTGGTGGTACAGCAGCAGGAACTATTGTAGAAACACAAATTGCAACTGACATGGTATCTGATGATGCCATAACTTATGCTAAAATACAAGATACTACAACTGCAAATAGAGTTCTAGGTGCAGTTAGTGCAGGTGTTATTAGTGAAGTTCAAGTAGCTACTGATATGCTATCTGATGATTGTGTAACATTGGCAAAGGTGGATTCAGATTTAAGAGCTGTAGAGTACATTGGATTGGATGCTACAGACTATATTCAATTTGCTGACAATAGTCATGTTGATATGTTCATTAATAATGTCCATAAATTTAGATTTGAAGCTGATGGAGATTTCCATGCTGATGGGGATGTTATTGCCTACAGTACAACAACACCTTCTGATGAGAAATTAAAAGAGAATGTTAAGGTTGTTGAAAATCCTTTAGAAAAGTTAGAACAATTAAGAGGTGTTACTTTTGATTGGAAGAACAGAGAGGATAAACAATCAGGTGGTATAATTGCACAAGAGTTACAAAAGGTAATGCCTGATCTTGTAAGAGAAGTTGACAGCATTAATAGTGAGGATGATAGTTATTTAGCAGTTGATTATAATGGTGTAATTGCACTACTTATAGAGGCTGTAAAAGAGCTAACCATTTGTACTAAGTGTAATTGTAAAAAATAAATAAATAAAGATGGCTTTAAAAGGAGATTTAACTTGGCTGCATAAAGAGGCTTCTGAAACTGAAACAGAAGAAATAACTTTAACACATCCTGATGGATCACAAGAGGTTTTTAATAATCCAGTTACAATAATGAGATTGGAAGAATTTACTGATATTTATGTGTATATAAGGTCAATTCAAGTTCATACAATGACAATAGATGGTGAGAAAGTAGAACATTTAGCTTTTCATGTTGGTGGTTATCAAAGTAAAGAAGATAGAGATGCAGATAATGATAATTTTTTATTTTTTGAAAATCATTCTCTACTAGAGTATGACAGAGATGCTAATATTTGGCAGACATGCTATAATGCTTTAAAAACACATGAAACATATAAAGACTTAATAGATTGTTAAACATATAAAAATATAATATTATGCCAGTACCTGCAAGTGGACAATTAAGATTAAGAGCAGACATTAACCAAGAAGTGAATGGTAATGATAGTGATGACAATGTAAGTTTAGGCACACTTTCAAATGATGCCTCTTTTACAGAACCTGATAAGATGTCAGATTTTTACTCTTATTCAGCATGTGTTCCTCTTACACAGGGTGGTGTAGAAATAAATATGATTAGTGCTAATACCTCATCATCTATTTGGGTTAGATTAAGATATACTGATTGTGTTGATACAGCATGTCAGCCAACTGAGATGGGAGTTTATTTAGGCACAAGTTCTACATATACAAATAACACTAAATACACTTTATGGTCAGGTTCAGCAGGTGGTTTAGGTTGTTATTCAAATCAAGACCATACTATTACTGGTTTAAATTCCACTACAACTTATTATGCAAGAGAGTATGTTATTACTGTAGCAGGAGAAACTGTACAATCTTATAACAGTTCTGCAACAACACCTGCACCTACAGTTCCAGTTAGTTATGGTCAGCATTTAGTAGATGGTGGGGACTGGTCTGGACAAAGGTATTGTCCTTCTAATAATTTTACTGGAAACTTTGGTTTTCATTATAATTGTGGAGTAACTTGTGAGTTGTATGTTTGGGGAGGTGCAAACTTTACTGGTAACAGTAGTACTTATGGAGTATGTCAACAAAGAGCAGGATGGTTTGGTGCAAATCAATGGAGATATAATACAGTTGGATTTACCTCACCATGTGGTTTAGGAGGAAGTACAGGAACTACATATACTGGATATGGTGCTGTAGCTGCACCTAACTATGCCAATAGTACAAGGTCAACATCAAAAACATGTTTATAATATTAATAAATAAAGCAAATAAAAATGGCAGATTTAGATTTAGATGATATAAAGAAAAAGAAAGTTAATGTCTCAATAGAGAACCTAATTATGATAGGTGTGGGGATATTTTCATTAGTAGGTATGTGGTTTGCACTTCAGGGGGACATCCAAGAGGCTAAGGAATTGCCTGAACCTCCAATAAGTAGAACTGAATATGACCTAAAGGATGAAGCAATTAGAACTTCTATATTATCAACAGAGAAAAAGGTAGAGGAGAACTCTGATAAGCTAGATAAAATAGATGAGAAACTTTATGAAATAATAAAAAAATGAGAAACTTAATAATTATATTATCACTATTAATAAGTAGTGTTGTTTATGGCCAAGATATTACTATTTTACAAGTAAATGCAAAATGGAATAGCCATAATGATATAGAGATAAGGAATATTAAAGGAGCTAAGATACAATATGCAGTATTAGAGGATCAGAGTGATAACTTTAAAAGTAGTATAAAATCTGTTCCTGCAATTTTAATTTATAAAAATCAATCATTAGTTTGGAAACAAGAGGCAGGTTTATCTTTTACATTATCTATAAGTAGAGATGAATTGATAGAACTTGTAAAAAAGTATTCAGATAATGGCAATTAATAATTTTGAACCTACTGTAGTTGGGTTAGTAG